AAATATGAGTATGGTACCTGGTGGTATTAGTTTGATAACACCTGGTAATTCAAGATTAGATTTAGGTCAAGGTGGAGAAGAGGGTGGTTCTGATAAAATTTATTTATCAAGTGAATGTCCGTCTTTTTTAACACTTGATGATAAAGCACATTTAGAAAGTTGTAAAGGTGCCAATGTTCACCTTGATGATTGTGCTGGATTGTATACGGATAATGGAAGTTACTTTAAAATTGGTGGTAGTAAAGATGAAGCAGTAATTTATGTTAAAGGTCGTGATGATGTCAAAGAACAACATTTAGTATTCGGTGAGAAGTTAACAGAAATATTAGATTTAATGTTAGCATCTCAAGAAGCATTAATAGATACCGTTATGAGTTTTTCAGCAATAGCTACTGGTGCCGGCCCAAGTGGCCCAATTAGTAGTGGCCCACCGAATCAAGCATTAGTAGATACTTTCAAACAGGCTAATGTAGAAATGGTAAGGGCACAGATTTGTGATATATTGACACGAGTTGAATAATGGCACTGGACAAAAATAAACTTAAACAAGGATTGATTGATAATTATAGTAAACTGGCTAAGGATGGCGGTTCGTCTAAATCAGAATCAGCTGATGGAATGGCAACTGCCATTGTTGATTTCATGAAGGACGCAGAAATAGTACCGATTGGTAGTCCAGCATTAATTCCTGCACCACCAGCTGTTCCTGTACCTGACCCAACATCGTTAGGTACTCCGTTAAAAGTTTCGGGTATTGATGGAGCTAAAGCACCATTGAAGGGAGCAATATTGGGTAGTTTTAATTTGGAAGACCCAACGATGACACAGATTACAACTGGTATCGTGTCGGCAGCAGCACTCATGATAAGTTTTGGTAATCCAACAATTAAATCAGCCACAGGAGCTAGTGTAATGTCAATACCACCGATATTAGCACCAGCTGTAGCAGTTGGAATGGGTGGTGGTAGTATTGACGATGTATGTGATAGTATGGCTACTATAATTACCGCGTCATTTTTGGGTACACTTTTTAGTGGAGCAGTAATACATACAGCAGCTGGAGCTGTATTACCCGGTGTAATTACCAGCACAATAATTTAGAATAGGAGTCTATAATGAAGAAAACAGAACTAATAAAGATAATAGAGAGATTAGTTCGTAAAGAAGTTAATAAACAGGTAAATGAGATATTTATTAATGAAGGAAAGAAAGCTTTAGCAAATCGTTCCACAGAAAAAGATGAAGTCTCATCCTCTTTAACTCAAATAGCAGAACAAGAATACACACAACCAAAACCCAAGAAAAGAGAGTATAAAGAATATACGAAGAATGAATCTCTCAATAAAATCTTGAACGAAACGGCTGGTGGTATTCCACAAGGTGATTCTGAATATCCAACAATGGGTGGTGGAACTTATACATCCGATAGAGTACATGAATTGATGGGTGGAAATCCAATGACGGCAAATACAGAACAAGGTAAAGAAAAGAGAAGACAAGTTGGAGCAGTTGAATCATTGAAAGCACAAGGTGTAAGTTCTGAACAAGTCGGTGAAGATGTTGTAAACGCACTCACAAGAGATTATAGTGGTTTGATGAAAGCTATTTCAAAGAAAAAAGAACCTTTTCGTCCATAGGAGAAATTAGTTGTCAAGTGTATTAGAAAAAGATTTAGACCCCAATGTAAAAATAGGTGTACCATTACCAATGGATCATTCTAATGGTAGTGGTTTTTTTCCTGGTACATCAACAACACTCACACAGACAAGTAGTAATATTAGAAATTTACTCTTGACAAATAAAGGTGAGAGGGTTGGACAGCCTGAATTTGGATGTGGTTTATTACAAGTATTGTTTGAACCAATGTCTGAATCACTAATTGATGGAGTAGAGTCTACAATAGCAGAAGCTATGGAACAATGGTTACCTCATGTGATTGTGAAAGAATTAAATGTGGGACCTGACAAAGACGAACCACATAAATTAATTATAGAAATAGAATTCTCGTTGACGATAAGACCAGAAGTACACGAAAGTCTTACATTAGATTTTCTAATCGGAGAGTAGGAGAACATAAATGCCACAAAAAGAAATAAGATATTTAAATAAAGATTTTGACGCTTTCAAATCAAATCTTATAGAGTTTACAAAACAATATTATCCAAATACATACAATGATTTTAATGAATCATCACCAGGTATGATGTTTATTGAAATGGCATCTTATGTAGGTGATGTGTTATCTTATTACATTGATTCTCAATTTAAAGAACAATTGTTAGCCTACTCAACAGACCAACAAAATCTTTATGAGATGGCACAATCATTCGGATACAAACCCAAATTGGCTACTGCTTCACAAGGTGTTGTAGATATATTTCAGATAGTTCCAGCACAAGGAAGTGGTGAAAGTAATAAACCTAATTATTCTTATGCACTACAAGTAAATGAAGGTAGTACTCTTGAATCAACTACTGGTGTGACATTCCGTGTTCGTGAAAATGTGAACTTTTCATACTCAAGTTCTTTTGACCCTACTACGGTAACCACTTATGAAGTCGATAGTGGTAATGAAGTAACTTATTATTTATTAAAAAAATCTGTTAGAGTTGTAAGTGGAAATGTTTCTGAACAACAAATTGTATTTGGAGCAGTACAAAAATATCCAAGAGGTCTATTGGGACAAACTAATGTGTTAGAAATAATTTCTTGTACAGATAGTGATGGTAATTCTTGGAAAGAAGTCCCTTTCTTGGCACAAGACACTGTATTTGATTCTATAAGAAACACAGAAGCAAATGATCCTGAGTTATCACAATATAGTGATGAAGCTCCATACATTTTAAAACTTCTAAAAACACCAAGAAGATTCACAACATTTATTCGTGGAGATGCAAAAACTGAGTTGAGATTTGGTAGTGGGATAAGTGATTCTCCAGATGAAGAAATTGTACCAAATCCTAACAATGTTGGTTCTGCTTTACCAGGAAGTCCAACATATCTTGATACATACTTCGACCCTTCAAATTTTTTACAAACTAAGGCATATGGTCAAGCACCAGCCAATACAACATTGACAATAAAATACTCATATGGTGGTGGTTTATCAGATAATGTTCCAAGTGACACAATAACTACTTTGTCTGATTTTCAATATACTATAAATACAACAGGTCTAAGTAGTGGTGTGTTAGAAACAGTCGTAGAATCACTCGGTGTTACAAATCCACAACCAACTACTGGGGCAAAGGGTGGTGAAAGTATTAAAGAGTTAAAAGAAAACGCATTAGCCTTTTTTCAATCACAAGGAAGAGCAGTTACCAAAGAAGATTATATTACAAGAGTGTATTCACTTCCACCAAAATTTGGAGCTGTAGCAAAAGCATACATTGTACAAGATGAGCAATTAAATTTACCAGCATTTCAAAAAGAGGTTTCTACAAACATTTTTGTTGACCAAAGATTTAACGATGTTAAGGCACAAGATGTTGGGAGTAGTAATAGATTACCAAATCCAAATGCATTAAATTTATATTGTTTAGGATATAATGGTTCGAAACAAATGACACAATTAAGTATAGCAACTAAGGAAAACATCAAGACACATCTTTCTCAATATCGTCTTCTTACGGATGCCGTAAATATAAAAAATGCATTTGTAATTAATATTGGTGTGAAATTTAATTTTATAGCAAGAACTGGATATAATAAGGAAGAAGTTACACTTCGTTGTATCGAGAAGGTTAAACAATTTTTCAACATCGATAGGTGGCAAATAAATCAACCTATTATAATACAAGAATTAGCTTATGAGTTGTCTATCGTAGATGGTGTTGGGGCGATTGTTCCACCAACACAAGATAATCCAAAAAATTTACAAGTTCTAATTACGAACAAGTTTTCGCGTTCAGATGGTTACTCAGGTAACATTTACGATGTAAATTATGCAACCAAAGATGGTATAGTTTACCCATCACTTGACCCAAGTATTTTTGAATTAAAATATCCAAATACTGATATTGAAGGTCGGGCAATCGGTGACTCTACTGGTAATCAACTATAGGAGATGTAAATGCATTATTTTGAATACGCCGAAAAAGATTCTGTACTCTACTCAAGAAGTGGTAGTCAAAATACAGGTATCGATGAGATTTTAGAAGTCGTTAAAGATGTGAGTTCTGCTGGAGTAGTTCAAGGGACAAGTAGAATATTAATTAAATTCGATACAACATACATATCGTCTTCGATATCAAGTGGACTTATTCCATCGAGTTCCTATACAAAATTTTATTTAAATTTATTTGATGCTAATTCTCGTGGTCTTAATGTAAATCAAAACTTATATGCTTATCCTGTAAGTCAATCTTGGGACATGGGATTTGGAAAAGAAGATAACAATCCAATAATTGGTGATGGTGCTAGTTGGAATTACAAAGATAACGACACCACAAGAACCCAATGGAGTAGTTTGATGACTGGTTCGGGTGGAACTTGGTACAACCAATATGAGTCAAGTCAATCTTTTAATAATGAACCAAGTGATGTAAGAATGGATGTCACAAATATTATTTGGAATTGGGTTCATGGTGATGTACCAAATGAAGGATTCATGGTCAAGAGAAGTGGTAGTATTGGTAATACTGATGCAACTCTTGACGAGGGTAGTTCAACACCAATGGGAACATTCTCATTTTTTAGTCGTGAGACACATACGATTTATCAACCAAAGTTAGAAGCCGTTTGGGATGATTCAGTTTGGACTACTGGTTCATTGGAAGCTTTAACAAATGTAGAATTAGAAGATGCAAGATTGTATCCAAGAAGTCAAAGAGATTCATATAAAGAAGGTTCAAAGGTAAAATTTAGAATTGTTGGTAGACCATTGTATCCTGAAAAAACTTTTTCAGCAACAGCTGGATATTCAACTGGTTACAATACTGCTAAAATGTTACCAAGTGGTAGTACATATTATCAAGTGGTTGATGCATATACCGATGATATAGTAATACCTTATGGAAGTGGTTCATTAGTAAGTTGTGATTCAACTGGAAACTTCTTTAATTTAGATATGAAACCTCTATTAGCAGATAGATTTTATAGAGTGGAGTATAAAGTTGTAAGTGGTAGTGGAACAACTGATGAAACCATTCAGTACTTCACATACCTACCATCATTCAAAGTAGTAAAATAAAGGAGTTAGAATGCCATTTATAATAGCAGAACCTTGTGTTGGAACTTGTGATACAGCATGTGTTGAGGTATGTCCTGTAGATTGTATTCACGGCCCATATGATAAAGAGGGTAGAGGTGAAGAAGCGAAGGTTGATGGGTTTGTCCCAAAGGAAACTGATTCACTTTACATAGATCCTGATGAGTGTATCGATTGTGGAGCTTGTGAACCTGAGTGTCCAGTTGAAGCGATATTTGAAGAAAGTGAAGTTCCAGCCGAATGGGAAAAGTATATTAAATTAAATTATGATTTTTTTGGTAGGGAGATGGACTAATGCCTTTAACAAAAGAAGAACTTCAAAAGAGTGAATTTTATCAAAGACTAAAGGAACAAGATAGGGCAAAATATCTTAGTGAATTAGAACAAAATAGAGTTTTAAATGATACAGTCGTTATAACTGAAGATGATAATAAAATCATTAGTTCTGATGCACAACCTTTGAGAAATGAGGCTGGTTTTTTCCTAGCAGTGGAAGACCCTTACGAAGATAATACTAATTTAAAAGATCCTGACCAACTTATCAAGTTGGAATCTAAAACCACAACCTATGTTTATGACCCTTATTGGTCATTGATAATTGACAGAGATTTCAAGGAATTATGAGAGTACAAACTGATTTAATCCAAGAGGATTACAAACAACTTAAAAAAGAATCCAAAGAAGTTTTAGGACTTGATGGATTTTTGTATCCACCATTTGGTGCAACACAAGATTATGTTGAATTTCATATCTTTGATATGAGTGGTAATTTCAAAGAGAGAAGTAAATCTGAAAATTACACTCTTGAAGATGGTAAAATAGTTTTAAACATCGGACAAGATTTCCGTGACTTAGGATATAATCGTGGAAACTATAGAGTGAGATATTTTTTTATCAGACCAAACGCAGGAAGTGGTGATGAAATTGTATTGACAAAAACAGTAGATGGTAATGTCGGTCAGATACATAGTGGAAATCCTGAATTGACAGGAGTTCCGATGGGAGAGTTTCATGTCGATGATGAAGGGAACGCGTTTGTAGGGTTGGAACCACCACTTGAAGGTGAATCTCTATCATTAGATATCAAAGAATGGAAATATCAAATAAATGCTATTTCATCAGATAGAAAAGAAATTAGTTTGATACCACAGATAATCGATAATGTAAAATACAAAGATAATTTTCGTAACTTGGTGGATGATAAGACTCTGTATTATTCTACCAAACAAGATATTCCACAGGACGAAATAGCAGAAGCATATCAAAATGCTATTCAAAATTTTCAAAATCCACAAGAAGCAATAGCACAAATAATTGCAGATAATAGTGGTGGAGAGGTAAGTTTTACAGGACCTGATAGTACAAGGATTGAGTTCAACTCAAGGGTTGAAAGTGATGATGGTTTTGACGAAAAGATGAGACAAGGTAAGGTTGTTGTGAAAAACGCTTACATAACAGAATATTTAACACAACCTGATATCAAAGAAAATTCATCATACAATATTGAAGACCCTATTCCTGAATTATATATTGAAATTGTAAAGTCACCAGATACAAGGGTTGTGGATTTTCAATTAAAAACAAAAGAAGGTGGTACTTTTAATCCAAATATAAATGGTGTTCAATTTTATTGGGAATTTGGTTGTGGTCACAAAGAAGAAGCTACAACAAATTCTAACGCATCACATGAGTATGATGTAGATGGAAATTATACTCCATCAGTTTATGTGTTTACACCAAATTTTTCAGATGAGATAAGTGAACTTAGAACTCCTACTGGTAGAGTGGTTGATATATTAGATACATCACTTGCCGTAAATCAAACATCAGATGATACATCAACTGAAGAAATAGATAGTGTATTCAACGGAAAGATAATCAGATGGGATGGATCTACCCTTTCTCCTCAAGGTATTCCACAATCAATACCTGGTCAACAATCAACCACAGAGTCAAGGTGGTATGTTCAAGATGGATATAGAAGATGGATTGGATCTAGTTATAATTTGAATTTATTGAGAAATTTAAAGGGATTATTGGCAGAAGATGATGTTTCATTGTACTCCATATTGATTAATCAAATACCTGTAGGACCTATTATCGGTGGTGGTACATTTACAAATACCACTCCACCAAGTTTGGATGAAACATTGACTGCAGATTCACCAGGAATTGTAGGAACATTAGGTTTCTATGGTCAAGATGACGAGGGAGGCAATCAAGGAGAAAGTGATGATGATGTTGATGATGACCCACCACAAGACGATAATGATGATGATTCAGGACCTTTTACCGTAACGATTGTAAATAGTCCAATAATAGCAAATGAAACAGCAGGAAGTATGGTCGCTTTTTATGGTGATAACTATACGAGTACGACTGATTCAGACCAAATACAAAAACCATTTGATGCAGCTCAGATAGTTTCATTCAAAGGTAAAGCAATGGGTGCGACGGGTATAAATCCTTTTATGGGTTTCTTTGATGATCCTGACTTTACACAACCATCTTTCACCCCACAACCTGATGCCGAAGATTTGGTGGATATATTTTTAAATAGTAGTAGAACATTTTTCGTCAAAGTAGAAACGGGTTTCTAATGAAGAATAAAAGAATTATATATTGGGGAGTCGAAGACGAGAGAACAATACCAAAGATGGCTGCATGTGGTGAAGGAACAGACCCAGCCGGCGGAGGTGGTGCTGGTTCAGGTGGAAGTGGTGGAAGTGGAAGATCAAAACCTGCAAAACCCAAAGGTCTTGGAAAGTTTCCAAGTCTTGGAGACTTATTTGATAAATTAAAAGATTTGGCACCAGCACTTGCACTTGGAGCTTTAGCTGCTGCTGTTATTGGTGGAGCAATTGTATTTTTAAGAAAGAATAGAGAACCATCACCTGAAGAAATAGAAGCTGGTGACTTTGGGATGGATATAATTCCACCAAATAGAATAGCAGGAAGGTCAGCGGCAGAAATAGCCGCTACTGAAGTACCTGAGTTTGATGGACAACAGATTATTACCGATGATGGTGAACTATTAGTTTGGAAGGAACCACCAGGAATTTGGGTTAACTTTGGAAATCAAGAAACATTAGTCACACCATCACAACAAACTAAAGAAGTACCTGTATTTGCAGATTATGAAGCAGAAATATTAGAGGTACATAACCAAGATGGAATTACAACCAGTAAAACTTGGAGTGAAGGTGCAACTGAACTTGGTCACATAGGTTCCACGAGTGTAAATCTACAAACTAAATTTTCTAATTGGTATGTTGAATGGGAAACTCCACAAAATTTACATACATATTTGAGAAGTGGAGATTTCAATCGTTCATTGATTGTAAATCGTAAAGAAGATAGAGACATCTGGCCTGAGTATCCATTTGGAGTGGTTTATAAACTTTATCAACCTTTAGTAGATAGTATACAAAAAGGTGACCTTGTATATGTGACCACAGAAATGTCTTCACCATATGAAGAAAATGTCAAGTTATTAGATTTTGTTGATGAATCCATTGAAGATGTTGTTCTTAGAAATCCAAAATGGGATACTTCAGATGGTACACATAACTATTTTCAAGATAGAGATACAAACTATAAAACCTATAGTGAACTAACTACTTCGAATTCCACTCTTTCAGATTTAATTGAAAATGAAATTGTTAGTGGTAGTTTCATGGATAGTGTGGAATTGGACGGAATCGAATATGATGATTTTGATAACTTTATAAGATTCAGTTCTGCCGAAGACAGAGTACTAAATTTTAAGCGAAAATTACAAAAGATAGAATTATTCCAAAGTCAAAGTGATAATTTAATCGGTGTTGCTGGTTCAACAACTGGTGAATATACCTCGTCACTAAAACAAGACATAAGAAAAATTAAAAACGAATTTACTCCATTTGAAAAATATATGTATTTCGAATCTTCGAGTTATTCGAGTGGTTCGTTTGGAATAGAACACGATAATTCATGGCCGAAGAAAAGTGGAACTGGTACATTATTAGACCCTTATGTTCTATATGCTGTTAGTGAATCTGTAGCATCCAATTGGT